CTCAACCTCTTGGTCGAGCCCTTGCCCAAGGTTGATCCCGAGACGCTCCCCGACTTGCCTGTACAGGGGTTCTAGGGAGCCGTCGTCCACCAGCTTAGCGAGCTTTTTGCTGATCCGCTTCCGTGTTTTTTCAGAGTCAGCAAGGCCAGCCTCGATACCGCCCTGCACTTTCTTGGTGAGCTTTTTCCCGCGAACCTCTGCATCGGCGGCGGCGGCGTCCATCTCGGCCTTGATCTTCCCGAGTTCCCTCTGCAAGTCCACCACTATTTTTTGGTACGCGGGGCCGAGGAAATCTAGATCCACCTCCCCTTGTTTAGAGGATTTCAGGATCGCCCCGAGTATGTCTACCCCGCTCCCGCTCTGCGCCGCTTTCAGCAGGGCTTTGTGTAGGGATCTAGAGACAATGCGGGAGAAATCGTCGTCCAGCCCCTTCCCGAACTCGTGCCCTGAACGACGCCCAAGATCTTGGAACATGACTTCCAGATCGCCACTGTCTATGGCGGATTTGAGCATACTGCTGACGCGGCTCTCCAGAGCTTTGTTCGACTTGATAGCACGGGCCATCCGGGTGGTGAAGTTCTTGCCCGCCGCGTCGCCAGCCTTTTGCGCTTTAGGCCCGGTGCCCTTGAACTCTAGTTCGACCTCACCGATTCTCTTGTTGAACGCTTTGTCGTACTCGCCCGCACTTTCTTCGCCAAGCTTGTCGAAGTCGGTGCCCTTGACAGAATCGACAATCTGCTTGTCTACGTCGCTACCGTCTACGGTCAGGCCAACATAGATCTGCCCAACCTTGGGACTAATAGCCACGTGCGATCATCCTCTCCCCTTGGCCTCCATAGCGTAGAACGATTGAGCTTCGAGTTCTGCCGCATCGTCGCTGTCGCTACTTTGCCAAGGGAGCAACTCATTCAGTTCATCCAGCCATTCGTCAAGGCTTTCCTGAGTGCTGAACCTTTTCAAGCACCAAGCATAGACCAGGTTGGCGTACCGGTGGGGTTTCTCCCTCAGTAGGTTGATCTGGTAATACTCCGCAACTAGCTCTGCCCATCGCTCGGCGGCGATGATGCAGAGCCTGACTGCGGTTTGGTAGGGCGGGCGAACCACTCCCCAATGAGGAACTCGAAGATTTCTTCGATCTGCGCGGCGGGGATTCTCCGAGACTGCACGCGGGTAAGTAGGCGGGACTCGAAGTAGTCGGCGTCGTCCTCGCGGAGCGTGGACAGAACGATGTTGAGCATGGAAGCGAACCGCTGGTCGTCAGTCTGGCCGCGACCCAATGAGGCGAGCATGAAGGCGAGCTGCCCGTCGGTGGGCTCGTACGCACGAATCTCTCGGCCATCAATCTTGAAGCTGATGTACGGTTCTTCCTCGGCATCCTCGGCTTCGATTTCCTCAAACGCTGTTACGAACTCTTTCATCTTTCGCTCCTGTTGCTGGTGGTCTGGTAACGCATACAGTACCACCCCTACCGTTATCTAGCGCCGTGGCTCTTGCAAACCCCTCTCATGTTGTGATACAACATAGCCTCAGACGTTTCCGGAAACAGGAGATCCAGATGGCCCGCAGTAGAAAATCCGCCAAGAACGCCGGTTCCGCTTTCGAGAGGCTCGTAGCTGACTACTTGGCCGCGCACGTGGACGACCGCATTGACAGGCGCGTCAAGACCGGAGCCAAGGATCGCGGGGACATCGCAGGGCTCCGGCACATGGGGGAGCGGGTAGTAGTGGAGTGCAAGAACACCACCGCGCTGAGCCTCGGCACATGGGCGTCCGAGACCGAGGTAGAGCGCGGGAACGACGACGCCCTCGCTGGGATCATCGCCCACAAGCGGCACGGGAAGGGCGCCCCCGAAGACCAATGGATCACCATGACCTTGGGGGAGTTGGTCTCCCTACTGAATGGAAACAGAGATCACTTGTCCTTGGATTTCCAACGATCCATGTAAATCTTATTGTGCCCCTTCAATGTGATCTTGTAGGTGCCATCTTCGTACACATCAAGCGTGCGCACCCTGTAGCCCTTAGCCTCAAAAGCTTTTCTGATGCGATCTCTTTCTACTGCTAGGAGCTTCGCTTTCTCCCGGGCTTGGTGCAGCATCTTCGACTGCACCCCCGACTTAGCCAAGGACTTCTTGGCCTCTGCTACTTCCCTCCGTGCCTTGAGCTCCCTGTCTACAGGGCGCTTCTTCGCAGGCCCCTGCTTTGGCTGCTTTGGGATCTCTGTGCGTTTAGCCATGCGCGAGCCCGCCTCGGCTCGCCACTTCTCCCGCTGAGCTCGGAAAGCTGGGTTGTTCGGAGTCCCCCCATCGAAATCAGGGAGTAAGGCGGTAGTAGTGGTCAGCCCCTCTGCAATCACTTTCCGCGAGGCGCCCACGTACTTCAACCTCTTGTAGGCGAAAGCCGCCCGGATACCGGCATCCATGTACCCAACCCCCCGCTGGCCGGACACCGTGATCTTGTCCACACCCTTAGCGGGGTTTGCTTCCCAGTATCCGTACCCGCGCTGGGGCCAAGGAGGGAGCAGGGACGCTTGGTGGGCAGATGTCCCCTGATCGACAAAAGCCGCGTAATGGAGCTTGGAGCCGACGGTTGAGTAGAGCTTGAAGCCGCGAGTCCTCTCATGGAACTTTGCCCGAGACTTGTGGAGTGACTGTTTCAAAGGGGCGCCGTAGTGATCCCATCGCGGCCTCTTGTTCTTCGGGGCCGCTTTGCTGGCCCTGTCCCTGACGATCTCACGGAAGCTCGCCTCCCACTTACCTACGTCACCAGAGGGTAGGCCGATGGCGAGAGCGTTTGCCTCAACAGCGATAACACAGTCCTTTTTCAGGAACGTGTGGGTATACACGGGCGCACCCCGTTTCTGGAAACGATCTGGTCGCTACAACTCTACCTGTATCGTCCACTGGCCCCCGTACACTCCGCCGCTAGGCCCGTTCGGAGACCACATCCCAAGCTCGACATCAATCCACAGGTCGCTCGAAGTCGCTACGGTAGCGATGGTGCTCATGTCCTCCATCGCAGTCCACGCAGCGGAAAGGACATCCCCTGCCATAGGAGCCTCTCCGTCCTCCGGGATTCCCAAGCAGCGAGTGATACCGACTTCAAGCTCAAGAATCCGCGTGGCCGCGCATGCCCCTCCCCAACCCTTGCTGTTGCTGTTCGGGTTGGGCCGCACCGAAATGACCCGGAGCCATGCTTGAGTGCAGTATTCCTCGTCCTCCTCGCACTCGTCCTCAGGATCTGGACGGAAAGGGACATACGTCTCCCCGATGGTCAGCCCATACGAGCAGACTCCGAGGGCCTCCCCGACCTCCACAGAGAACGCGGTCAGAGAGTCCAAAAGGGCGTGCTCCTGAGTCGCTAGATCACCAACGATAGAGCTCCCATCAAGGTGCATCCAAGTAACCCCTATTCGTCTTTCTTAGCTCGCGTCCGTAGGTGGATAAGCGTAGCCGCCTGCACCCACACCGCCACTCCAAAGATACCGAAGATCACAGTAGACATCCGATATCCAAGCTCAGAGTCCACAAACCTAATCCGGACAAGCGCGGCGAACAGGGCCAGGGCGAGCGCGGATGCATTGAAAAACAAGACCCTACCAATACGACTTTTCCACCAAGGGAAGGTCGCATACATCCCTACGAATACGATTTGCCCGACGAAAGCAAACAATAGCGGGTAGTAGGGCTCAAAATACGGCACGGTCAGAGCTCCCCTCGAATCATGGCCTCAATGTACTCCCGCCAGTGGTTCTGGCGCTTGCGGGCCAGCAAAGCGTCCGTTGCTTCCCGGCTCCGCTTTTGCAGCGACATTAGTTCTTTCTCCGCTACCTCGATCTGAGAAATCTTTTCTCCCTCAGTACGAGCCCTGTTGATGCGCCACGCAGGATGGAGAATCATGACGCCCCCTCACGGTTGGAGGGCCTTTTCATGTCCCCTTCCCCGACTCGGGGGATGGACGACACGACATCTACTGCCACTTCCGCCGCCACTACGCCCGCGTGGGCACCGGCAGCCAGAGCTTCCAGGGCAATGCGCTCCCATCTGTCGGCACGGGCTTCCGCCTGATGAAGGCGGGTGTGCCAAACCAGCTTGTCCGTTATCACCGCGATAGCGATGAACGCAAGAATAGAGACCGCACCGATTTTGTCTAACACGGTCACATCGAAGAAATCGGGCACCAGTATCAGCCCCTACACCGGGGGCCTGAGCACAGAGTTGGTAGTCCTATGGTCTTTCAGTACGGCTGGATCGAACACTCGCGCCGCTTGACGTGGCGCCCCAGCGGGAGCCCACTTCAAGATGAACTCGTCAGGGACGTTCAACCCAGTAAGGCCCCCGGGGAACAGCCCAGCCTCCACAGAGAACGAGACTCCGTTCCGGACTACGTTCACGACCCCTCTCGGGAGGGCGCATTTGCCCTTCGGTTTGCAAGCGTTCGCAAACTCCATCGCCAGCGCAGCAACGGCGATCTTTCCGTCTTGCCCAACAGGGTGCGACCGGCTGTACGTGATCCCCCACGTACCTTCCTCGGTCAGAGGTTTGGTCAGATCCTGAGAGGCAGGCAGGGGGCTGATCCCTTCGCCTTGCCAAACAAGAATATGCCCATCGTCCATGCGCCAATCCGCACTCCACGGGTCAAGCAACACCCCATCGACAATCAGCGACGAGATATACCCGACAGGGCCGGGGAGAGCGTACTCCCGCAAGCGCAGTGGCGGAGTCTCGCAAGAGCTCCCTACCACGACAGGGGTCGGCCTGATCGTGATGGGGCAGGCACCGACGCGGTTGTAAGTGAGCATCTGTAGGGACGACGTGGCGAGCATCAAAGCTCGCTCCTGCATGTCCTCGTCCAGAGCCCCCCACTCAGGGCCAAGGCAAGAGAGGTCTGGTTCCCACACGCACGCCATACAAATACGCCCTTCCTAAGTCAGGACTACTCGGTGCCGTCCATGTCGAAATCGTTGCCCCCTGCTTCCTCGTAGGATACCCCATCGAAGGGGGCCTCATCATCTCCTGACGGTGAGAGAGGGGTCTCCAAGGTGTTGGCCTTGTTTGCAGCCGCGTACAGCGCAGCTAGGAGAATCGGGAGCAGGCGATCCCAGTCACCCTCCACAGACACAATCACCGCGAGGACGCCGAGAACCAGAGCGATCAACCCGTGCACCAAACGCCGCGCTCGCGGGCTGGCCCAATCCGCAAGGATCAGATCGAGTAGATGGATCGGATCGAAGTTTCGCATTACGATGCCTTCCTGTTCTGGCGACGCTTGATGTACGCCTCTAGGGAGAAGATAGTGGCCGAAATGTTCTTTGGGAACCAAGACTCGTCACGGTAGTGGCCTGACAGCCCAGTCCGTTGCTGGTAGTAATCATCAATCTGGGATGAATAGGACTTGCGGCCATAGCGTGACCAGCCCCCATCGACATACTTCCCGACTACCAAACCCGCTGCACGGAAATCGTCCCCCACGTAGGCCCCTTCCCGTGGGGGGAGCGTGAATCCGTGGATGTGGTCCCCAAACAGTGGGGGCCTGCGCCACCAACAGGCGAACCCGTTGGCCCGGAAGAACCCCTGCTGATCGAGCCACGGTACTCCGGGGATGTAGAGATCTACGCAGGCGTCATAGTCGTGAGTCCCTGCGCTGGCCCGAATCCCCCGAGAGTACGGCGGCTGTATGACACGGATACCGACCCCGAACCGTTTCTTGGACAGGATGTTCAGCCTGTCGATGTGCGCGATGGTTCGGAAAGACCCGTAGACCCGGCCACCGCTAGTGGTCGTCTGAGACCACAGCATCTTCCGGTTGACCTTCGGGGGCTTGTTCCAGTTCACTTTCTTGCCTGATGGGTACAGCACTGGCATCTTTGTTATCCCTCTCTGGTGTTTCCGGAAACGTCCATAACTAACAGTACCCCAGCGGAGCCTGCATCCGCTGGGGTACTGAGCCGAGCCTACGACCTATGACGCCAGAGCGAAAGTGCCGCAGACAGGGGCTGGGGGATCGAGAGAGACACGGAAGTTTCGGTACACCGTGGCAGCGCCCAACGGAGTGAACAGCGGAGTGGGAGCACCGTTCTTGTCCCGGGTCACGTCGTACGGGCCGACACCCCAACCGTTGCCGTCGCGAGTCTGGGCGCCGGAGATGGAGAACTCCACCAAACCATTCTCGAACGAGAAGCCTTCGAGACGACCGCCCTTCAAGAACGGGAGCACGGTGTAGCCCCACTTGCGGTGACCGTTGGGGTCGCAGCCTGCGCCGGGGATACGAGACCAGACTTCCATCGCGAAACCGAAGGTGTCGAGATCAATGCCCGTGTTCATGTCGAAACCAACAACGTTGCCGTCGTCGTCCATGACAACCGGCTGGCCGGTGAGCACGGAGATGAACCCCGGATCGGTGAGGCAGAGCGTGGTGCTCATGGTGAGGCCGAGAACGTCGGTGAACGCATCGTCCTTGACCTTGACGCGATCCTCGAAGTTCCGGATTCGGATGTTGGTGCCTTCGTCAGTGACTACCTCCAAGGTGACCTTGGTGATGTTGTCAGTGACTGCGACAGCGGAAGCGCCCGGATCGGGGTTGCCGCAAGCGTCCAGGCGGGTCACGCGAACGACACGACCCCGGACTTGTGCAAAACACTCAGTTGCCATTTTTGTTCACTCCTTGTAGTGAGCGTATCTTCACAGCCCGGTGCTGGAAGCTAACCCCCGACATGTCGGGAAAATCTTCGGCGGGTTCCATCAGATCGCCACCTTTAGCGATGCGACGAACCCATCTACCGCCACTCTGTACAGCCGCTCCGCAACAGCCAAGGTCTGACCGTCTGCGATGCCCTCATCTGACCCACCGCCAGCGCCCATCCCGGGCAGCATCAGCCCCTGCGCGACGGTGAGCGGGGTTCTCTCGATGTAGACCTCGCCAGTCACGTAGACCAATGCTGGGCTCGAAGTATCTTCGGAGTAGCTGCACTCATCAACAACTACTTTGCTCCCCGCCTTGGTGAAGCACTTGTCGCCCTCCCACACGAAGGGGCTCACAGACGAAGCCGCGTCGATTGCGCTGGCCGGAACATGCAGCGTTGGCCTACCCGCGTAGACGCAGCTCGCATACCCTTCCAAGAGGGGCACCACGTTCTTCAAAGGTGCTGTAGCCCCGAGAGATGCAGGGATGGGGACGCTGGCGACATCCCACTCGATCAGATCGCCCGATCCAGTAGCAATGAACCGTGTGTTCCTGAGCGCCTTGTTCAGGCCCTTGTGTTCGTTCAACTCGAACACGGCCTCAAGCTGCTTCACTTGGTCAGCCTCATCAAGGCCCATCCAGTGACATGAGGTCTCACTCCGAAGCGCGAACTCGACAGCCGGAGCCCACGCCGGAGGAGCGGGGTTCTCACTGACCGGAACACCGCCACAGATGGCGACGAGCTCAGGGGTCGGAAGTGTGTTGTACGAGGGCCACAGACCTTCGTTGTTCCTTGGGTTGAACGAATCCGCATCAACCACCGAAGCGTGGTCGAGCAGGGTCGATCTTGCAGGGAGAACGGTGGGGCGTGCTACTTGCTGGGCTACTTCAAACCGGACAGCCATTCGTCCTCCTAGTCAAATCTGATCGTTCTGGTTCAGCGAGGGGCCAGCCACGCCTCGGTAATGGCTGGCCCCCACTGGATCAGAGCGAGCCGCCCTCGCAGACAAACACGGCAGCGCCGGAGTTGCCAGAGGTGCAGATCGGGATGGTGACTCGGCTGGCGTGGTAGCCAGCCTTGGCGACCAAGATGCCCTGCTCGAAGAATACGCCGGTGTATTCGTTGATGGTCAATGACGCTGCATCGTACACAGCGGAGACATTGACGACATCCTCGACAGCCTTGACGAACGTACCCTTCGGGTAGATCAGAGCTTGGAAAGAACCGGGCCAATCAGCATGGGGGCCGGACATTTCCTGCCAATCCGAAACGTACTCCACGCTGAGGTTGCGAACCGCGAAGTTCGCCTCGATCTGCTGATCGGTGACCGCCTCAACAGCGATGGACGAACGACGGCTGATCTCGTTGCGGAACACTTCCTTGGCGAGCACGGGGATCTTGACATCCATCACCGCGTTCTCACCGAGGTTGTACCAACGGCGCTTTTTCACGGCCACGATGCTCAAAGCTTCCATCGTGTCCACGAACGAACCACCGTACGGGGTCGTGTCGGCTGCACCAGCGAACGCAACGATGTCGGAAATGACTCGGCGGTTCATCTTGTGCGCGTACTTCACGTTGGCCCTGCGGAGTGCGTCGGTGATCACTTCGGGGTACGCCTTTTGCGTCAAGAACGGGATCTTGTACCCGTAGCCGGTCGCATCCAAGGTGTACTTCACGAAGTCGGGGCACTCGATGGTCTCCCAGCTCTTGGGATCACGCGCGATGGCCTCGGCCTCGGTCTGGTCGAAACCGAAGTCGTCCAAAGCCGCGCCATAGGAAACATCGGTCGGGCCGGTGGTCAGGTTGATACTGCCGCGAGAGACCGGGATCTCAGGCACAGAGATCAGGCCGTCCACAACGTAGTCAGAGATCCACGTGTAGATGGTCTCGGACGGAGCGCACCAACCGGCAGCCGTGAGTACAGTACCTCGCTCTTGGTCGCTCTTGATCGCAGCCTTGACTGCGCGGTAATCCTGATCGGGATTGCCGGTAGCGACCTCCAGGCCCTCGGTCGGGATATGGAAGGACGCCACATTGAAGGATGAGATCTGGGGCTGTCCGCCATTTGCGTTGCGGATCTGCTCAGCGGCCTTGGCATTGAACGGGGCGAAGCCACGAGAGCGACCCAAAAGGGCCTTCGTGACCTGCTCCATGCCGTCGAGCTGCGCACCTGCGGCGAAGCCAGGAACGTCGGCGGCAACAGTGACCGTCACCTGTGGGGTGGAGGCTACGTCAGGGCGGGCCACTCTGCGGGCCACCTTGCGAGCGGCGCTCCCCGCCGGAACGCGCTGCTGCTTCCGCTGGCTCGCAGCGGCGACCGCAGAATCTACGGCGACCTCGGCGCCAGCCTCAGCCTCAGCCTCGACCTCGGGATCAACCTCGGCCTCAGGCTCAGCTTCACCATCGTCCTCGGCCTCAGCTTCGTCCTCGGCGCCGTCCTCGGCGCCGTCCTCGGCGTCAGCGTCGTCCTCAGAAGCGAAGTTTTCCTCGTCCTCGCCCTCTGGATCAACAGCGAACGCGGCGCGGGCAGCTTGGAAGCGGTCGGCTGCTTCCTTAGCGGCGTCCTCGCGGAGCCTCTGCTCAGCCTCGATGTCCTTGATGGATGCGACGAGAGTCTCGGCCTCGTCTACCTGCTCGATGGTGGGGGCCTCAAGTGCGAACAGCACCGATGCCCTGTCGCGGAACTCGGTCAGCAATGCTGTGAGTTCCTTGTTTGTCTTGTTTGCGTAGATCATTTCAAGAACCCTTCTACCCGATGGTTGTCGTGCGTACAGAAATGGGTGAGGGCACCTTGGCTACCTACGGAAAACACGATAGCACACGTTTCTGGAAACACGCTCTGCTAATCAAGGTCAGATAATCCGGGTGACTCGTACGATCACGGCACCGTCTGGACTGCCCGCACCGCCGCCGTACAACTCCCCAGCGCCCGTGAGCCCATCGACGCACGCCCCTCCGCCTATCCCACCGACCGCGTAGAAGTTCACGTCTCCGGGGATTGGTGGCTGATCTGGTGGGGCACTCCACCCTCCAACAGGACTGCCGGGGACTAAGGCGATCCCTCCCGCTGAGTACGTGTCAGCAGGGGGCGACCCACCACCGGGGCCTCCATCACCCGGGTTGGTTCCCCCAGACCCCGGCGTGGTGACCCACGACCCGCCAGACCCGCCAGACCCGCCAGACCCGTGGATGCCTGTACCCGAATCATCAGGGCCATAATCCCCTGCCAAGCCGTCAGAGCCCCACCCCGCTGGAGGGAGACCTCCACCCCCAGGGGCTACCCGACCCCCGATACCGCCCTCGCCTCCTACAGGCGGGTTCGCGGCACCATCTCCTGTTGGGCGATCCCCGCCCTTCCCGCCAGATGCCACAGAGAACTCAGCGGTGTAGAACAGCGAGTGCCCTCCCGACCCCCCAGCGGTCAGATTGTCAGCCCCACCAGAGCTGAAATCATCCGTTCCCTCGGCCCCTGCTTCCCCTACGAGAACCGGGACGGACGCTGGGAGGGCCGAGAGAGCTATCTGGTTGCGGTGGAAGCCGCCGCCGCCGCCACCACCCCCGCCCTCAACAGAGGTTCCTGTGAAATAGCTGCCGCCTCTACCCCCAGCAGCTCCTATGGTAATGACTTCCAGATGCGTGTAGCCCCAACCGCGAAACGCAGCCACGTCGAAGTCGTAGCCACCGGGGTAAATGTACCAAATAACGAAGGCATCCACAGTAAGCGGAACCGCATCAGCCAGCATGAACCTCACGTCGCGTACCCCTTGCCGCTGACTGCCGCAAACCACCGCGCCCCGTCGTAGAAGAAAACCAATAGGGAGATCGAGTTGGGGTCAGACGAGATCGCAAGCGCCCCGCCGTCCTTGTAGATGTTGGGCATGGTGATCGTGCGTCCGCCCGTACCGTCTTGTGTGACGACCATCAAGAACTGGTAGCCCGCTTCGGCGGCGGGGAAAGTAGCACCGTCAAGGGTCAGGTTCCCTGTGAGGGTGAGCGAGACGACGCCGTTCATGATGCTGTCCACCGCAACCGCCAGATTCAGGCTCCCTGAGCGATTACCCAGAGCGGTCGCTACTCCAGTCACCACCCCGCGAACCGCGTCCATGTTCGCTACAGCCAAGGGTGAACTACCGGGAGCGGGGGTCGGCGCGGTCGGGGTTCCAGTGAAAACAGGGGAGTTCAGTGGCGCTCTGTCACCAATCGGCTCGATTGCATACGCAAGGTTGTTCCACGGGGTCGTCCCATCCCCGAGCTTCGCCTTGCGCGTGTCCCTCTCCCAGCCGACTTCGCCCAGCATGAGGATTGGGTTGGTCGAAGTCCACACTGCTGCGTAGTCGCGCCGCTGGTTGATGTGAGTCATGGAGCCACCTTCGTTTCCGGAAACACCACTATGCGCCTCCGCCGTCTATCGTATCGACAACCTGCGATCCAGGGGCGGCAGCAGCGTTGTCCAGCACTTCGTCAGGATCGACACTCTCACTGTCGAGAACGGCGCTGTTTCCTTCGATCTCATCGTAAAGACTCCGAGCCCCACACGACGGGTTCGGTTTACTGACCGTCAGGAGGACACGCCACAGAGTCTTGTAGTCAATGGGTTCTATCAACCTAGCGGGGATTCTCGGCGTGTCGTGCCCGACCGAGCTGGGCGGCAGACCAATGACAGGGGCATCCCAGGGCATCGCATCCCATCCACCACCATCCCAACCAGTAGCTACCCCAGACGCGCCATCGTCCCACGGGCCGCTGTCCCAAGGCCCGCCATCCCAACCAGTCGTAGACCACGGAGCCCGGACATACGGAACACACTCTTGCTCAACCGGCACCGCTTCATCCCACGGGCCAAAATCCCATCCGTCGCCGTCCCAACCAGCCGAACCCGGCGGGCCGCCCAGCGTGTACGGCCCCCGAGCCCACTTAGACCCCCGACGTATCTGAGCGTTGAGAACCGAGAAAGTGACCAAGCCATTCTCAAAAGACAGACCGGAGAGTCGTCCGCCTTTCACGAAGGGGATGATGGTGTAAGCGTAGCGGTAGCCCAGAACAGGGACGGCCAAGCGCGACCAGACTTCTAGCGCCACCGCTGCTCTCTGAGAACGCTTCACCGTCATGTCGAACCCGACGATTTTCCCTTCGTCGTCAGTGACCACGGGGTTCCCAGTGAGTAGCTCAACCGCGTCAGGGTCAGTCCCCGTCAAGGTTATGTCGGTGCTGAAAGTCTCTGGGTCTTTCTTCGCAGGAAGGTAGATCCGGAGATCCCCGTCAGGGGTCGCCTGCCTGAACCCTTGGGACTCGCTCTCCTTCTGGATAATCTGCATCTTCGCGATGCCGTCTGTGACAAGGGACGAGCGAGGCCCCATGAGGACGCGGCCCTGAGCGTCCAAACGGGTGATCCGGACGACTGAGCCGCGCACCATAGCGAAACATGCTGCGGGCACAGCGCCTCCTATCAGGGGTTACCGGAGAACAGGGACAGCGCTTCGTTCGGTCGAAAATGCTCCGCGCTCCCGTGCGGGCCGTTCACTTCCGTAGACCACTTAGACACAGTAGAACCCAACAGAGTGAGCATCGTGTCGGTGTTCACGTTCTTCGGAACCGTGGTATCTGGGTTTGGTGCAGACGAGGGGGCCGCGACAAAGAACGCTGGCACGCCTGAGTAGACGCTCGCAGCCTGTAACACCGGGTCATTGGCATCTCGCAACGCTGTGTCATTGTTCCACGCATCTTTCACGTTGGCCGCAAAGCCACTACTCCACGCAGATGTCAGGTTGAGCGCCGGTTGTGCGTAGTAGACAGAGGCCACAGGGAACGAACGATCCCTGATCGCCAACGACGCAGCGAAGGCGCCCATGGAGATTGCGTAGAAGTGGACGCGAGGCTTGATACCCCAAGTCCGCAAGTAGTTGTAGTGCGCCACCAGAGCAGCGCGGGCGTTGGCGTTGCCGAAGTGGTTGCTGTTCACAGTCCCACTGTTTGCCCCCCTCAGGAGGGGTACATAGACCATGAATCCCGCAGCGGTGAGCGTGTCGATAGTGCTGCGAACCGGACTACCGGATGCGAAGTACGTACGCTCGTGTTCCCCCATGCCGTGAAAAATCATCACGACTCGGCCATTGGGCTTGGCGGGGATCGAGAACCCAGCCCACTCGTTCGTGTTTCCTGCAACGTTAGCGAAGCGACCCTCGGAAGGGAGGTCGATCTCCCCAAGCGGGTGCGGCGCGAACTTCACCTTGGAGATCTCCAGCCCTGCGTCGTCAGAGGCAAGGTAAAAGTTGGTGGCCGTCTCGGTTCCGCCACCCCAGATGTCATACAGGCCAGTGCCGCCATTATTGTTGATCAGGCCGCTATACAACAGGGTGCTACCCCGATACACCCGGTATCCCATCCCGACACCCAGCGAAGGGTTCAGCTTGGTTCCGGTAGCCATGTGCATCAGACTCACGTCGATGGACTCGCCGTCGGTCAAGTCCCCGTTGGCGACGATGGTCGGCCCGCCGGTCACGTTCTGCTGGCGCAAGACGATGCCAGTCCCCGCAACGTAGGCAATCTCGACGGTTTTAGTAGACCCGTTGATAGTTGCACCTGGGCTGCCCGAGGCGTACCCGACAGCTACAGACCGGCCCGAAGTCGCACCCTTGTTGATCTTGATGCGGGCTGACATGCGCGACCCGCCCAATAGATTGTTCATGATCGGCACACCCGCGAAACCCTTGGTTCCCGAAGTGGTCGCCTTGAACATGTCTCCGGTCTTGGTGAGGCCGGAGCTGTACGCGGGGGTGTTCACCGCTGAATCCCATGTCGGGGGCGGAGTGAAAGTGAAACCTTCATCCGCGTAGGTCTTGTCCGCCTTGGCGGATAGGTCTACTGGAGCTGGCTTCCCAGTGAGGTCGCCATACGCACCGGACAGCGCAACCGCATGGAGTGAGGACGAGTTCGCCTTGGAGTCCAGAGCCGTCTTGATCGGGCCAGCCCCAGACACCTTTGCAGAATCCGAGGTATTGTCCACATTCCCCAGACCGATGTCCGACTTGTTCAAAACGACAGCGCCGGTCTTGGAGTTCACCGAATCGACTGCACCGCCCCCAGGAGGGATGGCTGCAATCTCATTGTCGGTGTACGTCTTGGCATCGGCCAGCGCAGCGGCAGCGGCGTCGTCAACGTACGTCTTGACCTTGGTGCCGTACGGGGTCTCGCCCGTGGTGGGGAATGTTCCCATGGTTACGCCTTCTTCTCCTGCTTGCTGTAAGAACCGCCGCTACGGATTACTCTGGCCCGGGCCTTCACTTCCCGGTCGTACTCTACGGTAGTTGATCCATCAGTCCATACGTAGATGAACTTGTCCTCCTGCACCCCGCGTCCACAACAGGCCATCAGAGAACTCCCTTCTCGGTACTAAGAACGCCCCAGGCACTTCGGGCTTTCTGGAATCTTTCTTGTGCGTCAGCTTCCCTGAGCGCACTCATGCGCTCAGTCGCATCCTCATCGCAGCACGGGCACCCCGGGGACAGGGATGCAACCATCGTGCCCTCCGTGTTCACGTCAGCGAACCCAGCCCCCGACACCCTCTCCACCGGGAAACCCGGGTGGTTCACCGTGAGCAGGGCCTGGAGCCTACTACCCTTCCACTCCCCGGAGACTTGGCCGGAAGCTTGAATCCGAACGATGTCCTCGTCAGGGATGTGGCTCATGACCACACCAGAGAACCAGATGCCCTTGTCGTTCTCTCCGATGCGGATTGCCGCCCACGCATTTTTCAGGTTGTCATAGTGGGCTTGGGTAGCAGTCTCCGAAAGGATCTGGTTCGCACCGCGATGCCCTACGTCGTAGGTCAGCAACCCGGTGGGCAGATACCGACCGTCGTCAAGACAAGTGACCCCCGCATGGAAGTCCTTGTATTTGATCTTTTCCGGCGAGCGGGGCGGCTCCTCGCACTTGGGCTTGTACGCGGTGTGGCACGTGCCCCAATATGCTGCGTACCCGTAGGCACGCCTGATCCCGAACTTGTCGGGTGGGTCGATGGTGAGAGCAGCCGCTTCTGGGTGGCATGTGAAGTATTCGATGGGCGGGCGAACGATGCCGCCCGTGGCGCTGGACACCAAGACAGCTTCCCAAGCGCTGTCGCCAGCCGAGGCCGAAGTCTCCGCCCCGCCCTTCGACCCGCGAGCATGGTCTCCAGGCCAGTACCCCAGAGCATCGAAATGCCACTGAGCAATGATCTGGTTCAAGTACCGCATGTCCTCGGGGGAGTTGGCCGCGATCTTTTCCCCGATGAGCGCCTTGGCCCTCCGGAAATCGCCCGCCGTGCCCCAGCCGATCTTTGCGTACCCCGGCTGCCCCGGTGAAGTCCAGTAATCGTGGATTCTGGAGGTCTCCTTCGGGTGCGTCACCCACCCAGGGCCGCGATCAAACTCCGCGCGAGCCCCCGCCGTGAGCACGTCCCCGGAATCGTCGGTTGGCATGGACGGATGTGGCCCAAGAGCGACGTAGGCTTCCGCGAACGCTGGAATGGACACGCTGACGGCGCCGCTGATCCGCGCTCCGGCGAACCAAGTAGCACCCTCGGCCTTCGAGCGGGCCATGTCGTACTCACCTTGGTCTCCGTCAATGGAAACCCCGTACTTGTGGAAGTGCGACAGCAGTCCGGTGAACTCATCGGCCTCTGGGGTGTCGAGCAGGGTGCCTTCCCAGTGAATGGCCCCATCCATGCGGGCCATCCGGTCGATAGACCCGACCGTGACGGCCTGATCGTGGGAGTTCGCCGTTGTTTTCTGCCACCCGAGCGGCAAGCGGAGAGGTCGGCGGGTCAATGCGTTGCTGTTGAACCCTCTAGCGTCCCCAGACTCCAGATTCTCGGGGGCCAGGACGCCGTGGACGTACATAGTCCCCGGAATGAGCGCCATCCGTGGGATGTCGGGTTCTTCATCCATGTCGTCCATGTCAGTGTCCTCGTTTCCGGAAACATCCAGCAAAGACCAGTCGAACTCCTGAACCTCTGGACGGAGATTCAGGTTCTCGGCCTCATCCTTGCTCGCCCATACTAGCGCTTGTACCTCTTTGGTGGGCTTCCATTCGTCCAGAGGGAACTCCGCATCCACAGAAACCACAAAACCTTGATAGGCGCCTGTACGCCAGCCGTTCACCACGTCGTCAGACGGGATCTGGAAGCCTAGTTCCTCTTGGAACTCCCTAGCGGCCCCCTGCATCGGGGTTTCACCACCTTGTAGGTGACCCCCGGGGAACTCAAAAGTCTCTTGAACCTCTGGATCGTCCGTCTCATCAAAGGATCTTTGCGCGAACAGCACCCGACCCGTGTCCAGAGCGAGCAAGGCGACACCCGCCACCTTCACGCCCTCATACTCTGCGTGGATCATAGCCCGTCAATCTCCTTCAATAGGGCTTCCCGTGAGTGCGGAGCCCCTGTTAGGTACAGGTTCGTGCAATACCGGGTCAGCGCGGCCTGTAGCGCCGCTTGATACGTGGCAGATTGCTCAGAGAACACGGTTGGCAGGAGAGAGAAGTCGAACGTCGGGGGCTCCAAACCCTCAGACAGGGTATGCGCCAAGTGCGCGGGGGTGATCCTGTCCCGATCCCGGCCCCGCTTGCCGTCATTCAGCAGTCGATTCCCCGCTTTCTCCAGCGCACGGAGCGCCAATCCCTCAGCCGCAGCCCCCGTTACGCCGAATGGGGCAGGGGAGTTGTCGTGTTGCTCCCGTGGCGGCCCCTCGTACGGGTGATCCTCCAGACTTGGGTTGGCCGTATCGGGCAGCTTGGGGGAACCCTCGTCCACAACAGAGTCCACAGCCTGTGGAACAGGGAGATCGTGCCCTGTCAGCAGGAAGAAGGCCGCCTGAACCTGCTCAGGTGTGGCTGATCCTGATGCAATCCGGTTCAGTAGCCAAGTCCGGTGCTCTTGCTCATCCATCATGTCGTACTCGGGGTCGAATCCCGTCTCCCTGACCATTACCTCGGCCTTCAAGACGCCCCGATCATACAACTCGATGGCCTCCTTGGAACGGTCTTGGCGAAGCCGGAGGGTAGCGGTGTCATATGCGAGGACGAGTTCGGTGCCCTCCACCGCGCTACGGAGGAAAGCGGAAGTCAGAGACCCGACAAAGATGTCGAGAGCCGGTTCGATGTGCGCTGAGATGGTCTGTTCCTCATTCGCCCAAACCCCCCAGTGGTTCACCGATCCGGCAGAACCTCCTGCGCCTGTCACCGCGAGGCCGCTACTGCCAAGGATCTGCTCAGGAGGTAGATCCATCCCGAGAGAGAAACGACGAACCGCGTCAGACCGAAGGATCATGGCCTTGTCGTCAATCTCAGACCAGAACTGGATCAGCTTTCTTTGGTCTACGCTTTCAAGGGCCTTCGGGTCGGCCATGACCACTGTCGGGAACGCAACCTCGTCACCCTCCATGAGGCGCGTGGAGGATACGGCTAGGGACAGCATGAACTGTTCGGCCTCGTTCATCCCCGCGATTGCTTCCGCCCCGCCAGCCACCATATCCGGTGGGGGTTTCGGGAAGGTGATGTCGTCGGGGATGAACCAGACGCCGGACGACATCAATCGAGACTGGACTTGAGTGAAGATGTGCTTGGTGAACCACTCGATCTCCCGGAGTGTCGGGAGCAGAGACCTGAAAGGCGACCAAGCCTCTCGTCGGTTTTCCGGGTCTGGGTTCCAGATCCTGATAACAGGATCATCCTTGGTCAAGGTGATGTAGTTGTTGTTGTCGTGGCGGACTTTCCACTCGTCCCCGATGCGTTGCAGCTCAGTGACAGCCACAACCTCCCAAATGGGGCCTTCGGAACTCGGGTCTGGGTCTGTCGCCACTCTCGGACGGGCGATCAGGTAGCACTCGCCTGCGATCACGAAATGCGCCATGAAGTCCCGAACCAGCTTGGCCCGTTCTCTCACCGATGGGGCCAGCTCAGCGAACACCTCAGCCTCTGGGCCGGAGTTCACCCAGACCGGCCTGCGCTGCAAAGTGTTCGGCTCCGACACGCCGATCTCTGCGCGGGCCGCGATATTGGCGAACAGCGTGGCCGCGTACCGCGCCTCGCCGCAGATGTTCACCTGTCGATATGCCTCCCGCTGCCACGGCAGCGCGATGGCGGCGCGGTCTGTTCTCTCAGAACGCTTGTACCCCTTCGGGTAGAGAAGCGTCGAAGATCCCAGCGCAGCCGAAATAGGGGCCGCAGCACCGGGGGTTCCGGTGCTGATAGGGGCAGGGAGCTTAGGTCTCGCCATCAGGACTTGTCCTCAAAATCGTCGCCGTCACGAATCTGGATCATCGCAGCGACGTACGACCCCCCAGAAATCCCATTCACCAGCCACCACGCTGGGTGCCAGTCACTGAGCCATCCAGCAAGCACCACAGAGGCAGTCACCCAGACACTCATGCAGAAGGCGCAGAAGAACAGCAGCATCCAGTCAGAACCGTCTGTCCACTTGGCGTAGAGGTTCCTGACCCAGGACATCGGCGGGAATGAATCGAAGGTGAGGAAGCGCGTGATTCGGGCGCTGCTGAGCACCGTGACGAGAGCGACTGCCGCCCATTCCGCCATATCCACTACTGTCCTCCGGCTCCTTGGCTGTCGGATACTGGAACTAGAGTAGCCGACAGCCTGCTGTTTGGCGTTTCGTAGTACGGAACAAAATGAGTGGCCCCTTCCAAGCTTTTCATCCGCTCCTCAATCTTTTCCCAATCCCCGTCAAGGCGGCGCACACTGGTTATCCGGCGTTTCCGGAAACGAAAATCCCCGAGGGGTTCCCCAAGCTTGGGCATGTCGGAGCAATGCCACAATCTCCGAGCCCCTGCCCCGTTGCTCCCTGCATGCTCTTTCGGTGAGCAGTACGGCGCCGGGGTCAGCCCTACGCGGTGGATTCGGTTAGACCATTCGACGTGTTCGTGACCCCCCGGGCCGAAAGCTTCCACGAAACCCCCGATCAATCCCACGGCTCTCCGGCTCACGTACATCACCGCGCCTCGTGGCCACGACCACGTGGCGCAGGGGTCGCCTGCGCGGGAGGGGAGCTTCCGGTTTCGCCCCCAGCACACCATTGAGTGCTCGATGCCGTGATCCTCGGAAAGAGCCACCAGCTCTTTCCACGCAATCGACTGCAAAGGGCCTGAGTCGTCGTCGGACAAGAACAGGTGATCCACTCCCGCGTCCATCAACAGGGACAATCCGGTGTTCTTGTTCACCGCCACCCCCATGCGGCCCTCGCGGATCTCTTTCTTCCCGAAAGGTTGCCCGACTCGGTAGACAGGGACGGAGTGGAGGATGTCCAGAGGAGATTCTCGGAGGATGGCTGCTGCCCGTTCCGCGGCTTCCTCGTCGCCGTCCACGGTCACGAACACTGGGGCCGAAGGGGGCATCGCGGCCACCCACCGGAGGGTGTTCGACTCCAAGAACGGGAGCCGATGAGGGTCGCCGGTAGTGCTGATCGCTACGCCTACGTTTGGGTATTCATCCTCTGTGTCAGACATCTAGATACCGTACCACACAATGCTCAGGAAGATCGGCCAAATAAACCCCTGCTCGGGGCTCGGCGCAGTTTCTCGAAGGCGCCGTGCGGAGTGGCGGTAGCGGCCTTGAACCGAACCTTGTCCTCGGCAGCCCTGATCGCCCAGACAAGCGCATCCACCCGGTTCGGGGAGGGGAACCTGCCGCCGCGAGATTTCGGAACCCACCCACACTGTTCTTTCTCCAGCAAGGACAGATCTCCGTACTTCCCCGACGACACGACATGAGTCACACGGCCCTGCTCGTACTTGCCGACAGCGCCTTCCGCTCGGGTCTCCTTGGACTTGACCGCGTGGGCGACCTCAATCCGGTAGTCGTCCCCATCGAAGGTGGTGGCCTCTACCACATGCGACTTCGCGTAATCACGAAGAACCTGCTCGACCATCGCGCCGCCGTAGTTCTTCTCCGCGATGATCCTCGTGGCCCGAACCGCGCCAGCCAGCGCAAACACCTGCTCAGCCCATTCAGTCGGAGTCCCCTTCACCGTGGCATCCCCGATCACGTAGAACCGACTCGCGGAAAGTCTCTCCCCGTTCTCGTCAGTGTGCTGGATACCGACCGCGATGATGCCGGTGGCATCCGAGCGCGGGCCTTTGGAACCCGCTGGATCGACCGCCACCACGATGTCGTCCATGGAGTCGAGCAGATCGCTGAAAGCCGAAGGGTCAGTGAGCCGAAGATGGATGAACATGTCGTCATTCCACAGAGCCCCCTCCACGTCGCGCAGCACTTCGCCGTACAACTCTTGGCGACCGAGGCGGGTGCCCTCGTAGTCCTTCTCCATGTCCTTGATGAAATCCTCGGACAGGTTGGCTCGGTTCGCATACGTGCTCACCCGTCGGATCTCGACCGAAGGGTCGTCCTCCAGCTTCATCATCCACGGAGTCGGAGTCGGGGTCGAAGTCACGAGAATGTGGATAGGGTTTCCAGGAGACTTGACTCGGGTAGCCATTTTCAGGTTCGCCCACGCAGTCTCGATGAAAGGCATGTGCGCGGCCTCATCCACCCAAGCCCAGCTCAGGTTCACCGAACGGATGTTGTCCGGCTTCTCCGCAGAGAACAAGTACGTGATCGCACCATTCGGCCACTCCAAAATGTCTTTGCTCCCCCGATAGACAGGGACGAACTCAGGATGCGCCCGCTCGATGATCGTAGCCACATGGGTATTGATGATCTCGGTTCCGCGACGCCCAAGGATCGCACCAGTCAATCCCTTACGGGACGCCAAGGTAGCGAACTCGACGCCGGTAGTGGTCTTGCCAGCGCCACGCCCTGACAGCACCGCCATGATCCACGCTTCCTGCCATGGCGGGAGTCGTTGATCCACCCGAGCGTGGTTGTGCGCCCACTTGGGGTCTATGGAGCCATCCGGCAACTTGTGGGGGAACCCATCACACTTGGGGTTTGGGCACCAGAACGGCTTCCACCCACTCTGCTGGATCTCCAGTAGGCGGGAGGCTACCTCTAGTTGCTCGGACTCACTGAGTGCTGTGAACGCAGCGCTGACTTCGGCTACGTTTCCGGAAACGTCCATCCCCCCAACCCATCAGAACAAAGTTCCCACTTGATAGACCGTCTCCACGAGATAGTGGTCTGTATTCAAGCGTAGTTCTTTATCCGTGACTACACGAGCTGACAGGCACTTGACCCGCGTGTCGGTGCGGTTGCGAGCAATACCGTCGATGTTGCCGTGGCCAGTGCTCGGGTATTTCTTCAGGTCAGTCCAACATGAGACATACGGGGCCTTGCCGTAGAACCAGCCGGCTCTTGCCCGTAGGTTGAAGTCGCCGCCAATGAAGGAGATCGCCGCGCCGGCTGACTTTGCTAGGCCCCACTCGCGGATTGCGCGGACGAACTTGAGGTCGTAGTACCGCTTTTTGACCGCGCCGCCGACACCTTTTTTGGTGGTGTAGTGGACGGAGCCGACACTGATCGTGCCGATGCCTGCTACTTGGAACCTCATCCAGACAATCGCCTTCGGCCCCCACAACCCCGGCGGCTTCGGCCTGACCTTCTTTGCACGAGGCATGATGTAGTGTTCGCCGGACATGTACCCGAACGAGATCAGGCTCTCCTTCGCTGCAACCCAAGTGTCATAGGTGTCACTGGCATGAACCACGTACCCAAACTCTGGTGCCACGCGGCGAAGAATCGCGGTACCGTGGTTGTTGCGTCCAGTGCCCGCTTCGGTGCCGGTGATGATGTGGTTGCCGCGTGCAAATACTTTGCGGATGTCAGCTTCTCGCTTCGCATCAGACTGGAATACGTTGAGGCTGATGTGTGCGATTTTGAGTTCCATTAGAGTTCCTCGTTCTGGTTTGTGTGTTCAACTGGCTTGGTTTCGGTGTCCT